TTAATAGTCCCCGAAGTAATGTTAGAGGCATTGATATTTGTACCACCAGAAATATCACCTGAGATATTTGCTGTAATCGTATTGGCTGAGAAGTTACCGCCAGCATCCCGCAGAACAATCGTAGAAGCTCCGTTAGCAGAAGCCGCTGTAGTACGAGAATTAGCAATCGTGCCAGACGAGATGTTGGAAGCGTTAATAGAAGTGATGGTTGTACCAGCACCAATAAAGTTTGCAGCTGTTACATTGCCAGCAGTAAACGCACCGTTAGCGTCACGAGTAACAATGGTAGAAGCGCCATTAGCATCGGAAGCCGTAGTGCGGGCGTTAGCTATGGTTCCGCTTGAAATGTTTGAAGCGTTAATAGCTGTTAGGGCTACACCATTACCCGAAACGTTAGTAAACGAACCAGTCGTGCCGTTAAATGTCGTGGCATTTGATGTTGTAGCTGTAATTGTATTAGCAGTAAATCCACCATTTGCATCACGGGATACGATAGTCGAAGCACCATTGGCGTCAGAAGCTGTAGTTCTAGCATTAGCCAAAGTACCTACAGAGATACTAGAAGCATTAATTGATACGTTAGCTGCGTTTGTAATCTGGCCTTGTGCGTTAACCGTGAACTGACCAACTGCGCCATCGTTACCATATTGCGCTGCAGTAACTGCAGTATTTGAAATGCTAAACGTTAGGTTGGCAAGGTTTAGTCCTGTTCCTGCCGCATAAATTTGAGCAGAACTAAGCTGCGCAAAAGTAATATTAGTTGAGCCAAAAGTAATCGTACCTGTGGTATTACAGATATAAGTCCGTCCAGCGCCAGTACTACCACTTGTTACAAAAAACGCATCGCCTTGTCCTAGCGAATTAGGATTGGCAAGACCAAACGTATTTGTATCAGTAGAACGGGTCAATACCCATTGTGCAGAAGCATTGCCTGGATTAGTAACTGTATATACACCGTTTTGAACCGCATTTGATTGCTGATATACAAGAACACGAGCTGTATTTGATAAAGTTACACCATCAATAGAAAGAGCTACATTAGCCCCGCTATTAGTAAGAGTTGCGCCTACACCATTACCAGCACCATTTGGCTGGACATAAACAGCCGTTAAAGCACTTGGAGTTTCAACTACAACAGCCTCGTGATACGAAACACCCGTTGAGAAAAGCCCGTCAACATAAGTCTTATTGGTAATATCTGTAGCATTGGCAGCATTGGTGCTGATCGTGCCAGACACCATGACTACGTTAGACGCATTGATGTTTGTAAACGCAATAGTATTTGCGCCATTACCGCTTGACTCTACTAAGCCTGTAGCTTGATTGGTATATAACGCTTGTTCAGCTGGCTGAGTAATAAATACCTCAAGCCCGTTACTGCCAGCGGTAAAGTTAATTAATGATCCTGTAGATGAAGAAAGAACCGTATTCCTAGCTAATGTAGCTGGGGATGTGAACGTACCAACACCAACTTCCCACTCGGTATCAAACCCAGCAGCTAAGTTGTGGATGGTGTAATAAACGGTTGAACCAGAAGCTACAGCAGCATTAAACGTTTGATAGCCAGGAAATGCACCACCAAGCGTTATATTGCCTGTACCAGAGCTAGAGCTGGATTCTTTAACCCTATCTTTCAGAATCAAAGCCATGAGGCTCTCCTAATTACGAAGCGGTCAAACGAATAATTGCGTTACTTGCATCTGCTGTTGGGAAGTTCACTGCGAAAGTACCGTTTGTTGAGGTCTTATCGCCACCAAAAGCCAATACGCATACAGCTGCATTAGACAAGTTAGCGTTGTAAATCAAAGCACCGTTAGCAGTAATGGTTGCATTTGCCCAAGAAGTATTAGCAAACGAGATAAAAGCTACGTTGCCAGTATTGGTTGGGGTTACGCTAACCGTCAAAGTATTACCACCAGCAGAATAGTTGCCAGTAGAAGCTACTTCGTTAGTTGCTGAATAAACGGTTGTGTTCTCATTTAAAGTAGCTGAGCTAGTGTATAGGGCTAACTTAAACGTATTTGCAGTAAAGTTGTGCTGACCATTCAAGAGTTGAACCTTGAACGATGTAGCCATTGCTTGGGTAATTGCCATTTTTTGCTCCTAAAAAATTATCTAACAGGTCCTGGTACAGGTAATCGTAATTGTCCATCACGATAGGCGCTACGTCTATCTTTACCGTCACCCAATTCTTTGAGCAACGCTAAGGATTCTTGGTATTTCTGTTCGTAATAATTGACCATATCTTGCTCACCTTTTTGGAAGATGATGGCTTCACGCAACGAACCATACAGTAAAACACTTTCAAAATTATCGCCCAACCAGGAAGTTCCAGACGGATTTTGAATATTATTAATAGGCACAGAGAATCCAGCACCAGTGCCACCTAATGAAGCTACCGAGGCGCTGACAATATCGCCCACGACATAAAGAAAACCTGGGTTAACCAGAGTAACTGCAGTAACTGAGCCACCGGAAACAGTAATAGTTGCCGTGCCGTTTTGTCCTTCTCCACCAGTTAAGATGACGCCCTCGTATACACCATCGGTATATCCCGCACCAGGAACAATCGTGCCAAAGCCAGCAATACCGCCCTGAACAATAGTAGTTGGGTAGTAGTAATAATGCAGTTCGGTCTGGTAGTTATCATCTGGGGTCGGCCCAATAATGTAGGTATAAGGTAAAAACTGAGCGTAATACCTAGGCACACCCGTATCAGTTGTTGGGTTTGGGTAAGACTGACGAATAAAGTTAACGTCTTTATCAATCAAATACTCGTAGTTCCCATTGCTATCAATCACAGCCAGCGAAAAAGACGCCAAATAATCATTGGGTAACGCCAAATAATTATCGCCTTGGGTAAAGTTACCTGTAACGTTTTTGCGAATAGCAGGTATCTGAACGGCGTTGTACACCCGTTCTTCACAAAGCTGAACAAAATTAGGAATGTTGTAGACAAAGAGTTGCTCTGTCGACTCAGCGTAACTTTGTATGGCTTCAGATAGCTGCTGGAAGTTCATTAGCCCATCTTCCCGCTAGACATTTTGCCTTTAGTAGCAGCGCCAGTACCACGCATTTGAATTTTGCCGTAGCGATTCTCAGGAGGGTAATTGCCCTTGCTAACACCACCAACAGACACGTTCATTGTGTCTACTACTTTAGCGCCAGGAGTATAAGCACTATCTGCCACGATACTAGTAGCCTTGCCATCCATTGTGTGCGGTGCAGCATAGACCTCAGCAGGTCCTACTTCCTTACCGCCTTTTTTCATAGAAAATTTAGCCATTATCGACCTCTTCCTGCGGTTTTCTTCATACCTTGATTAGCGGCGCGGGCTAAATTACGACCCATACGCTTCATATCCATAGAAGTTACACCGCCTTTTTTCATGCCGTGCATACGCTTCTCATGGGCTTTTACTTCGATTTTTGCAATTTTCTTTGCGTCCATTTTCAACTCCTATGTTGTCGTTACCGTTACTGTACCAACAATTACTTGTTGTACCAAGTCATTTGGGGTTAATCCTGCATCGGGTCCTCTACTACCCCCTACTGGGTTCCAGCCCCACTGAAACACCCTACTACCTAACTCTGGACTACCAAACCCGTTTGGACCAATACCTGTTTCATTAATCTGCAAGCCACTTTGCCCTGATACTAAATAACTCACGTCTGGTCTTGGTTCCCGCACCGCCTGTGGATCATTTACTGGATACAAGCCTAATGACAACTGAGGCTGATCTGGATCCCAACAAGACGGGCAAACCTTAACTTGGTACGGCTTTGTCTTTAATATCTGTATCTTTAATTCTGTAAGTTTATATCGCTGAGCACACCTATCGCACTCCGCAATTGCATACTTACCTGAAGCAAATCTATTTGGCATATCATTTATCTGTAATAAAACGAGTTACGTGGCACAAACCGAATAGGGGCTTTTTCTCGGTCCTCTTGCTCTGCTAGTGTCCACTGTTGTTCATAGTCAGATTTAAGCATCATAATTCTATTAGGATCAACCCCGGGCATCTTGGCACTTAACTGATAAGCCAAACCAGCAGCCATACAGGGTATAAAACGAAATGGAATGTCCTCGGTTCTAACGCCACTACCTGCATCTTGAATACGTCGCATTCTGTAATACACAAATGTGTATTGGGTTCCAGGTGGGTTAGGAGTGGGCCAGACATTAATACAAGGTAAGTTATTGGTATATACCTCTGCAGCCGTTAAATGGCTCGCCGCCGTTGTACCGTTTTGACCACGCCAAGCATTTAGGATTTGATTTCCTACAATGTTCTGATAGCCAATAGTTTCGTTGTCAATATTAATAAACCCCTGAGTTGGTAGGTTAGCAGCATTAACTAGGGTGATGGTCGTGTCATCTGCATCAATAGCCCCGTTTAAAGCGGCCTGTGGGATGCTTGCGACATTACCTGACTGTCGATTAATCCAAACCTGAATTGGACGCCCAGTAGCGTTTTTATTAGGAATGGTTATGTATGTAGACTCGCTAATACGGCTAATATTAATGTCAATTTGATTATTACCTTGACCATTATTAGTACGTACTACAGTATCCAAAAGGTCAATTGTGTCAACAGGAATAGGATAAATAGCCTGCCCCGTGTTCATTAGAATTTGTCCTTGCTCAACCGTCCAAAGGTTAATACCACGGTTAGCCCACTCAATAGTAAGCAGGTTTAAAGACCGCCGTGCAGTACGGAAGTCATAGCCAGAGCGAACTTCTAACCCACAACGCTCAAACGCCTCCTCAATGAGGTCATTCATGTCTAGGTTAAACGAAGTAGTTCCTGTAGTAGTCATATCTTCCTAAACGGTTTTACTTTTGCTTTTACTTTTGCTGGCTGAGGCACGAACTGCTTTCCCTGTGCTTTTCCCTGTCGTTTTGCCCGTGTTGTTGCTGCGTATTCGGATGGACTCAATGACTGGATCGCCTTTTTGGGTAGATACCTTTCGCCTGTTTCGGACGACTTCTTCCCTGACTTGGTTGTCCACTCTTGGTCGCCCCAAGCTTTTAAAGAACGTTGCGATGCGGCTAAACCACCCCCCGCCATTTTCTTTTTCCGACCTGCGCAATGAGCCTTCTCCGAGAACCCCTTTGGACTCTCGCAGTTGATTGACTTTTTGCGTTTGTCGGACCATTTCATTTTTTTAACTTAGATAAAGTCTGAGCTAGTCTTGCACGTTGACCCATCTTGCCAGGCTTCTTAGCAGCTGCGGCAAGTTTCTTGGCTGGGATCTTCTCGCCTTTTTTGACGCCCATAGACGCTCTTAACGCACCGGGCTTCTTGATAGCGGATTGAATCCAGTTCTTTTTTACTGCGCCACCTTTTTTAGCGAAACCCATATTGTTACGCACGTCTTCAGGCAATTTAGCCAGACCGGGGTTCTTTTCTGCATTTACAGGTTTAAGTGCCATTATTTGTATCCTCCGCCTTTCTCTTTGTAACGTTTTGCTAAAAGCTGCGCCTTCCGAGCAGACCATTGACCAGCTGCCGTACCGTGGGTAGCCGATGCCTTAATACTATTAAATAAAGCCTTGCGCATACCAGGTTTCGTATAGTTACCAGCTTTATTAACCGTACCACCTTCTTTGTATTGCGTAAAATCTGTGTCATCTCTACGAGCTTTTTTAGCCCCTTTTGGCATCTTAGAAGGATTAATGGCACCCATGCCACGGCTGGCTCTCATACGATTTTGCCTTTAGTTTTGCCACGCATAGCGCAACCATCAGCACGGGCAGAAGCAGTACCACCTTTGGCTTTTTTTACAACACCCTCGCCAGCGCCTTCTAGCATTACATTTCCTGGCTTTTGCTTTGCACGACGAGCTTTAGATTCTTCACGGGTCTCGCCGCCTAGCGTTTCATTAGCAACTTCAATAGGATTAGCAAGGCCGTACTTATCAGTTTTTTCGCTAAGCTTGTCGCTTAAATCTTTAACCATCTGTTTCATACTATTCTTCCTTTAGTCTTACCCCGCACAGCACAACCATCAGCACGGGATGATGCACTAACCTTACCACCTGATTTAAAAGTCTTTGGTTCGTACTTCATGGATTTAATTCCACCTGATCCCCCACCGCCACCACTAGGTTTAGGCAATCTGCCCATATCCTGCAGTCTTTCCGCATAGGTACGTGGGCGCTCAGCTTCAGCCTTTGCCCTTTGAGCTTCTGCCATTTTATGTGCCTCAGCCTTAGCTTTTTCATTTTCCTGCTTCACTTTTTCTGCTGCCTTGTCGTACTCGCTAGGGCCGAACTTTTCCTTGGGGGGAGTATATTTCTCGCTCCCACCATCGCCAACTTTTTTAGAAGGGTCTACAGGCTCAACTGGCATTTAGCAAGTCTTTCCACCCATACGCATAGAAATCATTTTGCCTTTGGTTTTGCCTTTTTTAGCGATCCCGTCAGCTTGCTTGTGTCCGGCAGTTAAACCACCGCCAGCCATTTTCTTCATGGTTTTGCCGCCTTTCTTCATGCCTTTAGCTTCAGCCATTTCATGTTTAACCATAGACTTAGGAGCACCAGCTTTTTTCATAAAGCCAATCTCTTTTTTAACCATCATTTTTGATTCTTTCATGTTACTAACCCTTTCTGAATAAGTTGGTCAATTTTTGCTTCAAGTTTATTAAAACGCTGGTCAATGTGGACCATAATGCGGTCAATTTCTGCTTGAGTAACGTTATCACGAGCTACCTCCTCACGAGTCTTGTTTAATAAGATGTTAAGACGTTGAATCTCCGAAGCCTTATCATGCCCAATGTAGGCAAGAACACCAAGTAGAGCAGTCAGCACTATGTTCCAAAGCATCATTTCCATCAAACCATCTTCCCTTTGGTCTTGCCTTTAACCTCGCAACCACCGCCACGTACAGTCCCACCTTCTTTACAGTTCCAAGCCCGTAAAGACTTGTTGATGCGGGAATCAGGATCGTTAGCAGTTTTAGCAGAAGTAAGTTTCTTTTTCATACCCTTCATGCGGGCGCAGAACGAATCACGGCGGGAGCCGCCCTCTGGCTGTGGACGCTTTAGCCCCGGTTTCCCAGGGTTAGCAGCATTGTAGGAAGCCCTGCCCTTGGCGTTTAAGCCGCCTTCAGGATTCTTGCCTTCTTTCCGTTGCCAGGCGGGGGTCTTAGCCATAAATCACCGTTAGCGAAGCTACGTTGGTCAAGTTAGCGTACAACGTACTGCTAAACCGAATACCCTCACCGGGGATCAACATATATGTTGGCGCAGTTGCGTTAGCAATTGATGAAAGGGTAAGTTTTACGGTACCACTAGCACCGCCATCTCTAAATGTAAGTGAACCAGCATTAGCCGTACCAGTAAAGTACACGGCTTTTAGACGTGCTGGCCCATTTACATACGTTGCACTAGCGGTATTAGACGCTGAACTTACGTCATATTGCATGCCCATAAGAGCCTCCTAATTAGACGTTTTCTGTGCCAGTATCAGCTACGTGATAAATAATCCGTCCCGAAACAGTGCCAGAAGAAGTGCCGTTAGCAGCGCTAGTAACAACAACTAAGTTGGTAGCGTTAGCTACGTTACCCAAAGAAGCACCATTACCTGAGCTACCCACAGCAATAGTTACACGGGTAGCCATAGATAAGTTAGCTACAAAACCTTGTGGAACATTGGTGCCAAGAGTAGTAGTTTGACCAGGACCTACACCAATTAATGGGGTAAACCCTATGTCAGCACGTCCAGTACCAACTGAACTAACGATTACTTCGGTAACAACTGCGCCTGCTGGGAGAACCAATGCGGATCCGCCAGAAACGTTAAGAACGTTTGCAGTTGCTGCTAAGTTTGCAATATAAAACGGAGTCGCCATAACCATAGAGCCGGCGGTTGCTGTACGGGTTTGATCTCCACCAGTGGAGCGCCATACGCTAGAGGTAGTTGCTAAAGTCATAATAAATTGTCCTTCATACAAAGTTCAGCCTATCAATCGTGTATGCGTCTGCTGGGGCAGTTTGATAGACCATTCACCCAGATGTTTAAATCTTACATCAAATAAAACAAAAAAGGGGGAATTTCTTCCCCCTTCCTATTACGCTCCTGGTGAACCAAACATTCCGAGCGGATCAGAGAATCCGAAGGAATAACGCTCACGAGCCTTGTAACGTACGTTACCGGTGTCAAAGTCACCGTCCATGCTGTTCTGCAATGGGGTACGAATAAAGTGCTTCATGCCGTTTGGAACATCAGTGCACAAGAACCATGCATTGGTATCGGTCAGATAGTGGTTAATGGTGTAACCCTCTGGAATCGAACCATTGTTCTTAATTGCATTGATGTCGTTGTCGTTAGTACCAACACGGAGTTCGGTTTCTAGCAAACGAGTTGCAACGAACTGTAGTGCAGGTGGCACGATCAACTTACGTGGTTTTGCAGCAATCAAGAGTCCACGCTCGTCTGTCCATAAGCTGATTTGAATAACGGCGGCTTCCAAGGAAGTTTCGTTAAGATCAGCACCGGTAGCTGGCTCGTTAGAGTTTGTGCCACCAGACACGAGTGGGTGTGCAGTACTGAATAAAGGCTGACCATCACCACCGTTAGCAGCGGTAAAGCCAGTATTTAATACAGAAGCAGCACGGACTTGCTTGGTATACGCCATGGAACGAGCTAACGCCTTGGTATAACGACCAGATAGGCTGTCATACAAGTTGTCCTCAATTGCCTCTTCTGTTAGGGAGAAGCCCTGAGCAATCGTTACGTGGGTATAGCGAGCAGTAAATGCCTCTTGTGCATTGTCATAAGCAATTGGTGAACCCTCGTTTTTAACAGGGGCAGCACTAAAGCCAGACAATTTAGTTTCTTCTTCAAAAGAACGCTCAGAGGTCTCTGTTTCATAGATCTCTTTGTGCTCTTCGCCATAGCGAGCATACTCTAAACCGAACAAAGCGTTCAAGCCTGGGAGCAACTCTTTCAGTAGTTGTGCGCGTGAAATAGCCATTTTTTAAGCTCCTTAAGCGGCGTAATCAATACCCGTTGCACGGAGTATTTGTGGGTTGTTCAACTTCACTACTACTTCAGTGAAGGCATTTGTACCAGTAGCGGTTTCTGGAACTACAGCAACAGCACGAACTGGCAGGGTCGCCGCATTACCTAGATTGTCGGTAGGAACAAGAACGCCAAAACCAGAGTTACCAGTAGTAGTGCTACCTGTACCTTGGTCAATAGCCATGTTAATACCTACAACGCTTTGGTTAACAGTAGTTACAACGCTGTTTGCAAATACAACAGCCACTTTAAAAGCAGCCATTGGGTCGTCTACCACGTAAGCGATAGCAGAAGAAGCGGCAGCATTACCTGGGTAATACTGAGCTTGAATCGTTTGACCTTGTGCATTGACATACTGAACACCAACGCATACACCATAGGTGTAGTTAGCAGCGGAAGTTGTAGAGTCATTTGTAACGCCTGATACTGCAATAGTGCCACCATCGACTAGAGCTACGATATCCCCGTTAAAAATTGGAGTGTTATAAGTACTCGCAATTGGCAATTGACGGGTTGCACCAGCGTAGGGTTTGCCATCTACGCTGTTGATCGGAACTAAGCCGTATGGAGCTGTTACGCTTGGATAAGCCATAATAAATCTCCTAAATTAAAAATTAACCACCTTTTCCAAAAGAACCCACCGTAACTTTCCCTTCATTAAAGAGAGGCATACGAGGATCATTCTGGCGCATAAGAGTGTTCTCTACAGCCTTCATTTGAGCATCTGCTTGGTCAGAATAATGTTTATTACGCTGAGCAACAAACTCTTCTGGAGTCTTGCAAAGTAACAATCCACCAATCTCAATATTGTCTTTATAACGACTATTGGGATCAGCTAGCAGTTGTAGTTTGGGTTGTTCTTCGATTCTTACTGGCTCCCATCCTTCTCTCAGCTTAGCTGAAAGGTTACGAGGGTCAGGATTATTCAAAGACGCAACACGAATCCAGCGGTATGCATAACCAGGCTGTTTATCAGGTTCTGGTAGTAGCTCTGGTTGTTGCCACTGCTTAGGGCGTTCAACCAATTCCCGGGTATCTAGTTCGCGAGCAAGTTTATTTGTTGCCATGTTAAGCCTCCAGTTTTTGCATTTCACGAGCATATTGCTCAGGGGTCAAACCAAGTTTTTTGGCTAACGCCACCTGGCTTGCTTTTAGCACAATTCTTTTTGACGCCGTGCTTCGCGTTGCTGGTGCAACTACTGGTGCCGACTTGGCTTCAGTGCGCTGACTGGGCTTGTCGCCCCCAGCCTGCGTTTCTACTTCTGTTTCTGCTTCTTCCGAAAAATTTTCGGGAAAACGTTTGCGCATAGTGTCATCTATACGTTTGAAATACTCTTCGGTACCAATATAACCTTTACCGAATTGCTTCTCAAGCTTTGCATGCGTACCCAAAGCCAAGGCAGTCATCTCTTCATCGGGCCCGTACCAAGTATTTCTTTCAAGCCACTTGGAAGTTAGCGGGTCGATCTTTGGACTTTCTTGAGTCTGAGTCGCTTGTTGATACGTTTGTACATCATCTTCTTGAATTTGTAAAGAGGGTCTAAAGTTTTTAGCTTTATCTTGTTTTAAGCTAGCTTCTGTTAATTTTTGCTGAGCTTCAACAATTCGGTCTGGATCCCCTGAGTCATAAGCATCCCGATAGGCTCGTTTTGCCATTTCCAACTCGGTTTCCGCTGCACTTTGCATGGTTGAAACGTACTGTTTTTCACCCTCAGAGAGCGTAGATTTAAGCTTTTTATTCTCTTGCGCAACCTGCTGGGCAAAGCGAATAGCTTCTTCTCGCTCCCTTTCAGCCGCTTCTTTTACACGACGTTCATCGTGCCAAGCCTTTTTCATCTGCTCAAGACGCATTTTTACCTTATTGGAGTACTCCATAAGGTTGTCGTTCTCAAGCTCTTCTTTTACCTCAGCGGGTAAGGGCTTAGCATTTTTATCTTCGGCAGGAGTATCGTCTTCAATAACATACTCAACTTCATCAGCCGCAGCTTCAGTTTCTAAGGGTTTACCCTTAGTTTCATCCTGTTCATCAGGGAATTTGTACTCTTCTTTTTGCATTTCAGCCATGTTATATCTCCTAGATAAATTTGCGCTTAATTCCACGTGGGTCTTGAACTACAGCCTCCACAGAATCGTCATTGATAATTCGGAATTCACGGTCATGGATAACTAATCGTGTACCAGCATTAGGTCTAACTAGGACAAAATCGCCCTTTTTACACCAAGGACCGTTAGGGAACCTAGTTTTATCCTGGTAACAATCTGGACCCATATCGACTACAAACAACACGGTGGTCAAAAGCTCATCGTGCCGCATGGTTTCGTCTGATTTAAGAATTCCACTATCAAAAGCTGCTTCTGCTTCAGGAATAGCGCAAAGTATTCTATAGCCCTGAGGCATAGGGAGTTGTTTGGCTCTTTCTTCTGCTTCTTTATTTAATATTGCACTTAAATCTACTGCTTTTTCTAAATCAATGACGTTAGTCATCAGCGTTCTCCAGGTTTTTTGCGAGGTCTAGTAAATATGACTCGGCAGTAAGAAGGCCTCGTATCTCACCACAAAGTGCGCGGTACTCTGCGTAATCCTTAGCTGCGCCACTGGAAACGGCATCAGCTATTTGGCTGCGCTTATCTTTGTACTGCTTAAGCAGTACTTCAAGCGTTTTATCCATCAATCACCTTTCTTTTGCGTCCCTTTCGGTACGTTTAATTGCGCCTTTTTATAGGCGATGTCAGTGCCAATTTTTAAACCTTCCAACTCCATCTTAGCTTCTAGGTCGGCTTTATCTTTGGCAGCTTTTGCGCCAACTTGCATACCAGCAATTTCTTTCTGGGCTTCAATACGTTGACGTTCAATCTCAAGTTGATCTTCTTTAGCTGCTGCGTCAACTTGAAGTTTTTGCTGCTTGAGTTGCAGGTCTGCTTGCTTCAGTTGTAACTCCATCTGTTGCATTTGGACCAGTGGGTCTTGCGCCGCTTGGGCGTTTTGTTGCGCTTGCGCTTCTTGCTGATTCTGTTGCAAGAGCTGTTGCGCTGCTTGAGCAGCGAGTTGCGAGATTCTGACTTCCAGATTTTCTGGAATGCCTTCCTCTTCGTATTGCTCGTTATCAGGTGGAAGCTCCATGCCCATACGCATTTCCATCTGTTTACGATATTCATAGCCAATGTGCTCATTAATATGAGCCATCATGGCAGCTTGTATCTGTTGTGCCATTGGGTTCATACCAACCAACTGCTGAATCTTAGGATCTTGCATGGCTGACATATGTACCGCAATATGTGCCTGATGATCTTGATAGAGGAAAGCCTTAACAGGCTTCATCATCAGAATATTTTGATTCTCAGTAACAGGGTCCATTGGCTTTCTGTCGTCCTGAGTAGGTACAAGCTTGGCGTAGTTTTTAATGCCCAACACGTCTAACATCTGCCGATGTAGTAGCGGTAAATCATAGAGCTGCGGTGCTGTTTGAGCGAGTTGTAGAGCTGCTTGATACTGCACTACTTTTTGCGACATAGTAGCCGCGTTGGGGTCACTTACTGGTATGACGTTTACTTGGTCATAGTCAGACTTCTTAGCTCTACGGCTACCTTCAATTGGCTCATAGGTATATTCATCAGGGGTGTAATCTGCAATGATTTTCTTTAAGAGACGGAACTCTTGCTTCATTGCATAGTGGATACGAGCTTGTACCGCACTCATTACTTTTAATGTTCTTTCTAATATCGCAAGCGTGGTCCCCACTGGCGAATTAGCAGACATGTCCGAGACTTTCATATCTGCTGCTGCAGCAAAACGTCTTCCTTCATCAATGATCTGATTCATCAACTGATACAAGGTCTGGCTTGGTTCCTTATATGGAAGAGGCAGGATGTTATCCCGCATAGTCCCACTGGGTACGTCTACGTCACGGAATTCTCCTGGGGCGATTGGCGTGTCGTCGCCCTTGACCCTAAGACCACGGGTTTTGAAACCGCCCGGAAGATTAGAAAGGGTACCAGCATCAACAAGCTGACGAAGAATAGAAGTACCAGACTTAGCAAAAGCACCAATGAGATGAATAAGTCCAAAGCAATAGAAGCCAAAACCCGGAATGTACCCATAGTGGACGAAGTGGTTACGTTTCGCATGAGTGTCATCAGTCGGCTCCCAGTTTCGTCGAATCGCGAGAACATTGTTTGTACCTTTCTCAATAGTCACTACATAAGGAAGTGCAATACCAGTAGCCTTGCCGTCATCTTTATGCTCGTAACCAGGCAAGTCTAAGTTGACATGCATCTCAAGAATCTTGAAGCGATCATCCGTTGTTGCTCTAAAGCCCATCTTCTCGGCGATCTTCTTCTCTACTTCGTCCATCACATTGACGGGCTCGCCTAAGTCTATGTCACGGTAAAAGCCTGCAACTTGTAACTTAATTAACTCGTTCTTGGTCTTACGCATCACGTGCGTGACACGCTCAGAAGTTTCTATGTTGCTAGCACCATAAGGAACCACAATGTCTTCTGCGGGTACAAATATAGACGCTTGACGCTCAAGACTTGGGTCGTAGTACACCTTCTTAAACGCATTACCTGAGAGACCTAAGCCCCAAAGCATGCGCTCATGCTCAGGTCTGTATTCCTTCATCACATCTGTTAACTGGTAGTTCATGTCTTCTTTGACACGCTCTGCCGCTTCTTTTTTCTCTGTCGTCTCACGACCAATGATTTCAATCTTTACAGGACCCGCTGCTGGAAACGTTTCCATCATGGTCTCAGATTGGAACTTAACCAATGCTTCTGAGAGGAGTGGGTGATACACACCGCAGGCGCCCTCCCATGGCTCTGCTCTTTCCTCAATCTTCATACCGAGTAGCTCTAAGCCATCGACATAAGTCTGCATCCAGTCTTTACGAGAAGAGACGTCATCATCAAAGTCAGAAATTAATTCGGAGGCTAAGGACTGGAGATCCTGCTCACTCATGTACTCTGCTAAGTTAGCGGAGAAGTCATCGTCGCTTTCTTCGCCTTCTTCAATTCTTAGGATTGGCATTCCGCCAATACCAATCTCAACAGATTCCGGATCTTCAATAGCAATCTCAAGGGGCTCTTCTTCCATGGCTAACTGCTCCATACCGAGAGGGGCTGCGTATAGTCCTTTTTCTATTGCCATAATTTAGTCCTTAATAGTACGGCTGTTTTCTTCTAAACTGCCTAGGCTCGTCTTCGTAGTCAGAGTCTAACTGCACAAAGCCGCCACGTCTGAATCTTAACAGGGCTTGAGACATACTGTCTACTAAGTCATCATGCTCGCCACTGGGAAAACTTGCTACTTCTTCTACTAGTTCTTCTGCCCACTGCGTTGGAGGAACCCAGACTTTGCCACTTGCAAATATATCTGCCACCGCATTTAGACGAGCTATCTTGTCATTGCCCTTGCTTGGGGTGAACTCTTGAACAGGAATACCCATTGCCCGAAGTTCAAATACTAACGGAGCTCCAGAAGCTTTTGCTTCCACAATTAGAGAGTCTGGTTCCCACTCTTTCCACTCTTCATAGGCTTTTTGTTTAAGTTCAGGGAACTCCATTCGACGCTTAAAGCAGTTTAAGAGGATGATATTGGCGCTAGCCACCCCTACCGCATTGTCTCGATAGAACACACCCCACGTTGTACAGGCTGAATAGTCGCTTCGTTCGGTCTTTAAGAACGCCGTATCCCATGATTGAATGACAAACTCACACTGTGGAGGGTCTTCTTGGTCCCAAATCTGCCACCATTCACGTTTTATGATTGCCGAGACGTCAGAAGTCGGCGCCTGCATGTACTGAGCCTGCCATTTACCCGTCGGGAGCTCGTTTTTAAGGGCTAAAAGCTCTGTTTCACTCCAAAATTCAGGCCAAAGTGGCTGTCCATCATCAAAAATAGCTGGAAACTCAATAACTTTCCACCCTTCGCCATCTCTTTGGGCGTCCGCTTTGACAACTTGACCCGTTAAGTCCTTCTTTGACCACCGTGTCATCACGATAATGATCGAACCGCCCGGTTGCAGACGCTGTCTTGGGCCCGAGGTGTACCACTCGTAGGTCTTATCGTAGATTTCTGGGTTAGTTTCGGCTATTGTGGCTTCTTGTTCTGAATGCGGGTCGTCAATAATGAGTATATCTGCGCCCTTACCAGTGACCGCTCCACCAACACCGATTGCAAAGTAATCTCCGCCTTTATTAGTCGCCCAACGACCTGCGGCTTTGCTATCTGCTTGGAGCCCAACTCCCGGAAATATTGACTTGTATATGTCTGAGTCGACCAAATTACGGACTTTTCGTCCGAAGCCCACAGC